ACGAATCTGATGACGAGCCTATCAAGAAGAAGGTGGCTGCAATTTTGGCTACTGGATATTGCCACAATGTAGTGGCTACGGACGAAACTTTCTGGCAGCGTTGCTTCCGTATTCCAGACCCTCCGAAGCCACGCAGGGTCACGAACCGGGAGCTGTCCAGGTGGCTGGCTCAGGGGAACGGGGAATTTACTCAGGGCGTTGAGGACAGTAGAGGGGGAGGGCCTTTTACTAAAACGAGTTTGTATTACTCTGCGGATTTGTCTAATGAATTCGTTACTGATGAAGTAAGAGTCCGCAAGTGGGACGATACCGAATGGCACGAACCAACGGTGGACTACCTTTTCGGAGGTGTACAATGAGCACACTCACGCTGACAATCGCTGAACCGTGGTTCTCGATGATTCGGGACGGAAAGAAAAAGGAAGAGTACAGAGAAATCAAGCCGTACTACGAGAGCAGATTCTACAAGACTTTCATTTCTGGTTTCGGAACTTGCGAACCAGAAGCTGGCCACCGCTTCAAGGAATTTGCAAGCCTCGTACTTCGCAATGGCTACCGTGCGGACAGCCCGAAGATAACGCTCAAGAACCCGAAAATCCGCATAGGCGAAGGAAAGCCGGAATGGGGTGCAGCCGTTGGTGTAAAATATTTCGTTATTACTTGTGAGGAATGATGCCTGGACTTACAGAGAATGACCTGCGATTTGCAAGGATGGCTGGATACAAGATCCCCTGGGACCGTGTCAGAGAACAACTAGAGCCAGAACGGCCTAAAATCCACGTTACACTGACCCCTACCACGAATATAAACGACCTGCTCGATAAGTTTACGCCGACAAAAGAAGATATGGACAAGATGTTCGAATCACGGCGTAGAATGGCCAAGGAATACGAAGCCTGCCTTTTAGGTTTCGCCCTCGTTCACAAGGTCTGGAAATTCTACGAGGTATTGTTCACCGTTGACAGTTTCGACCAGAAAGGCATCTCCCGGTTCGACACATGCTTCAAATTGTTTCTGCACAAGAACGAGGCCAGGGCGTTCCAGAAAAAATGCGGGGGCCATTTTATCAAGAGAAACTTCAAGCAACTGGCAACCATGTCCGACGACAAATTCGAGGAAATTTCCAACATTCACGGAAGGGACCTGAACTACGAACTTGTCAAGGAATGGCGCCAAACCATAAAGGAGAAATATGAAATTTCTTAAATCACTAGACAACTTTCTTGATTGCCTATTCTTTCCAGAGAGAATCCGACAAATGGACAAAATCATGCAAATGATTGAAACTCATACCGACCGATTTACCGTTGAACTGAGAAGGAAAAATCAGGAACTGAACCTTTGCCGTGACAAACTACTGGAATACGAAAAGATAGCAATACGCTATGGTTGCGGAACGCCAAAAGAACTTGATGAAACGTGGCGTGGCTATGAGGAAAAAACGTCAAGACAACTGCATTTTGCAAACATGTCAAAAGAAAAGCAAAAGGTCCTGGCAGACAAACTTGCCAGAGAGTGTGCTTCAAGGATTTTTTCTCCTGAACACAATGTATTTTCTGACTCATGGCAATATTATAGAGTGGGCTTCGATGAAGGATTCATCAAAGCGCTGGAACTTGTTGGAAAAGGAGACGGCGAATGAAAGACCTTCTCCTTTTCTTACAAGGCCACTACGTGAGTCTGTATGTTTTGGCTCTTTGGGCTACGTCAAAAATACATATGCGTAGATAACATTACAGGCCAGCGGCGCTGGGTCGGTGCGTCAAAAACGCTGCGGGGTTCGAGTCCCCATGGCCTTCTACTCAACCAAAAAAGGGACTGGCAATAACGCCAGTTCCTTGTTTTTTTTCAAAAAAAGGACAACAAAAGGAAAACAAATGGCAAATCAACAGACCAACGCAAGGACTATCGACATCAATGGACAGACATATTATACTAAATTCGGTGCGGCGGAGCGACTGAATATTTCAGAAGCGTCTCTGAAACGTGAGGCCAATTCAAGGAGAATCAGTTCCCTGAAACACACCACTGGACTTGTTTTCCTACAGGAGTGGCTTGACGAATGGCTAGAAAAAAGACTGACTTACGCAAAGAAGTTTAGCAAGAGCAAGGAAACCTAGCAAGTGATTAGAACCTCTATGTGCCAAAGGAACAGGTCCAGGGGGATCCTCGTATGGTATGCCAGGATTTTCGATACGGAAACCAAGGAGATACGGTACGAGTCCCTGGGGACTACCAGGAAAACGGAAGCCAAGGACATCATGGAAGCCAAAATCCGTGAAGGAGCCTTTACAAGCGAGTTCCGCCAAAGGATTCCGCTCAAAAAGGCCATTGACCTATACCTAGAGCACATCGGGCAAAAGGGTTGTTCCGAAAGGACTCTGGAAACATACAGGTATTCGTTCGACCACATTTCCCCCCTATACGGAGAATGCCTACAGGACATCACGAAACACCAGCTCTTGCAGGCGTTCCTGGACGGGACGGAAGACCAGATGCCTAAATCCAAGAACCGGATTAAGACCATCGTAAAGGGAGGATTCAAGTATTTCTCCGATGTACTGGAACTAATTCCAAGGAACATCGCAGACATACTGCCTTCTACTAAGGATTACCGCAAGGAAAGGGACTTCTGGACGGTCGAACAGATTGACCGTATTCTCGACAAGGCGCCTTCTCCTGATTTTCGTCTTCTATGGTCTCTCATGGCTTTCGCAGGACTCCGGATTCACGAGGCCACGAAGGTCAAGAAGGAGGATTTCCGTGACGGATTCCTTTACGTGGTAGGCAAGGGAAACAAGCCTGCAAAGGTTCCCGTATGCAACAGGCTCGCAAAAGAACTGGAACGGTGCAACTGGACCTGGACTTTCAACGAGAACATGAGAAACAGGTGGTACATAAAGAACGCTGCAGCCAAGGCAATCCCTGAAGGATTCCACGGCATAGCCTCCAACCACCGTTTCCGCCACTCATTTGCCTCTAACATGATTCGGTCGGGCGTGGGTGTAAAGCAATGCCAGAAGCTGCTCAGACACGCAAGCATCTCGACGACGCTTGACATCTATTCCCACCTGCTTGACGAGGACCTGGAAGATTCCATAGAAAAAATGTTCAAATAGGTTGCTTTTTCCGTAGGTTTTATATATATTTGTGTTACTCCTTTGTTGGGGTTGGTTACCTCAGCAAAAAGAGCCCCCGAGTTTTTCGGGGGCTTTTTTTATGCCAAGTGTTCACAAAAGTGCACACCTACCGCTCAAGGCCTTATCTTATCACGATTTCACAAAATACTGAATTTTAACCGATAAAACCAGCATTTCGGGTCAAATTTAGCAAAACCCCTGTTTTTACTTGGCTTTTATGCCGTTCAACGAGGGTCAACGAGTATCAACAAAAATCATTGAATATCTAGGAAATGACCAAAAAGTGCAATGAGGAATGCTCACTTTTGTGCACACTTTACAAAACGGGCGGCTCCCTGGTGGAAACCGCCTTTTTTTCACGCACTAGGCCATGAGTTCTTTGATGCACCTGAGGGTCTTTATAGAATCCTTGATGCCGTCAACGACCATGTGGTCCTTGATTCTGCCCCCGTCCTGGTCAATTTGGTCATTCAAATCTTCCAGATGGCGGCAGAGATTTTCCTGGGTGCGTTCCAGCACTTCCTTCATTCGTTCTTTCATCATTGCGCTCCTATCCTTTCGATGAGTTTTTCTGCGTCCTGCGCATTGAACGAGAACCCCCATAATTCAACGGAAGGAACCTTTTCAAATGCCGACCTGAGATAGGACGACAGCGCATCGACATCTACCAGAGTACCGTCTTGCGAAAGTACCCCGATCATCTTGAAAAACGACTCGTAAGGTTTAGTGAATACCGTAGGATTTTTCTTCACGGACTCGACCGCCATGTAGGCTCCCAGCTTCTTTATACCGTTAGGCATATGAGGAAGGGCATCCATTTCGGCAAAGGATGCGAGTCCGTTCATCGCTTTTTCTACAGTAACCATTAGCCGTTGCTACCGGAATTGGAAGTGGGAGTTGTGGTGCCCTGGATGGCCACAGTGGGAATCGGAGCCGGATAGGACACGTTGATGCTCGGAATCATCGGCTGCACAAGACGGTTCACCGTGTTGGTCACGCAGTTGATTTGTTCCTGGAGAATGCGTTCACGCAGGGGCTCGGCAACCTCGATTGCTGCAACACGCTGTTTCAGGTCGCACACTTCCTTGGAAAGCGCCTTGGTTTCTGCATCGGTGTAGCGTTCGGACTCCAGCTTTGCAATCTGAGCGTCCTTCTGCGAAAGCATGTAGGTGGCAGAATTTGCCGGATTCTGGTTGCCGAACAGTCCGTTGCCATTGAGCAGACCAGTGGCGAACGCAAGGGCTGCACCGCCAAGAACCGTTCCGGTTACTCCCGTAGCGGAAACACGGTCTTTCTTTTCTTCTTCATATACCATAATCTTTCTCCTTCTGTTATGGTTTGTTGCACCATCCAAGTATTTCCCGGATGGATTTCTTGTTCCCCATAACAGGATTTATAAGGAGAACCGACAAATGAAGAAAAATCAAAAAATTTTCTTCAAAATCATTATTTCCGCTGAAGCGATTTGTGATGACTTGCTTGTGCAGGACTTATTATTGTCCTTGCTGCGACTGGATTGTTTTTGTTGAAACTAGGACTGCCAACTGAACGTGAACAGCTTGCTGTTTGCAGATGTGAGGGCATCGTCCTCATCGTATGCAGGACCACCAAACAGCCGGACTGAGCGGTAAACGAGTCCTGCCCTGATTCTGTCCATTCTAGCCCACAGGAGGCCTGCGTGAAGCAGTTCGTCGCCAAACTTGCGGGAAAGCGGATGCTCCATCCCAAGAGCGGCACAAGGCGTATAGATGAGGTCGTGGACCTTGTAGAGCTTGGACTTGGCCTCGTCTCCGATTTGGTCTATGAACGGGTCCACAAGGGGGCCACCGCTTCGGAAATTCGTGACAAAGCCTTTCAGTGACGTAAACACAAGATTACCGCAGTCAGTGACCACGGTGATGGTTTCCACGTCGCTTGCCTGCTCGTAGAGACGGTTGCCAAGAGGGGTCACGGCAAGACGTGCCGGAGTTGAAATTACGTTGAAAACTTTCATCAGCCCCCCTTTATCCGGTCATTCATATCGTTGATGCGGTCGTATATCTTGTTCAACTTGTCGTCAATCTTGTCTGCCAGCTTCTCGAACTTGTCGTAAATTTTCTCCTTGATGTCAGAGAGTTCCTTGCGTAATTCGGTGTGCGCTGATTCTAGCCTGCGATTGTCACGATAAAGCAGTATCACAGCCACGATGAGCCCAGCTATGATGAGAGTGAGGGCAATCCCCCAGGAAGCCCCGTTGCTTACAAGGATATTAAAAACATCTAGCATATTCATGCCTCCGCATTGAACATCTGCTTGCGCAGGTGAATCCGTTTCACAAAGTTTTGTGCAAATCCGTTCATTTTTGTTTTGCAGTCGCTAAAAACGCCCAGCAACCTAACATGTGTCGAATATCCTATCCTGAATCCGCTATAATGCAGCTCGTCAGCGAGGAAGTTGTCCTCATCACCCCAGACACCATCAAAATCCGGGTGGAAGATTCTGCCAGCGTTGAGTTCTCTCAACTTGCGCACGGCATCTCTTGACACCCACATTCCGCAAGTGTAGCAGCCGTAAGCAAACGGCCTCCCTTTGGCCTGGAACGGAACGGTTCCATCGGTATCTTCGGCGTGCATGAACTGCCGAAGTTCACTGTGCTCATACTCAGGCGCGACCCCATAGCAGATGCAGTCATATTTGTTTTTCAGCCGTTCGATATCGGAAACGATGTCTCCCATAGGAACCTTGTCGCCGTCCAAAAACAGAATGTCGTCGTCTATACCTTCAGCGCCTAAATCACGCATACGTCCGGCAAGGAACCCATCACCTTCCGAGTTGACCTTGAAATTTACTCCTGTTACAGGTTCGCATCTGTCGAACACGAACAGCGGCTCGTGTGGTATAAGGGCTTCTCGCATAGGCCCGACATACTCTTGCTGGCTTCTGCTGATGACCACTATATGCATATAACTAATACTGGTGAAAGATGTACAATGCTGTACCTACTCTGTAGGCAAACACAATCTCGTGCTGTGAAGATGTACCTCCGGCTTTGTCCAAGTAAAGTGTCGCATTTGTCCCCAAGTCAAATTTTGAAGCGCCAATCGGGTACACATCCAGTTTAGTACTTGTGACAAGTCCGGACTTATTTGCATTTACAGAAGGGATAAGGAAGGTATACGGAACATTTTCGATAAACCTCATAACATTTAGGTAGCGGTAAGCAGCGTTGTTGCAGTTGATTGTGGTATTTACTAATTCTGTAGTATCAGCTTTTGCTTTTGCCTCCGTGTCCTTTCCTGCCGTACCCATCAGTTCGACATTGGGCGACGGTTTCGACAAAGCGAGATTTGATCCGGTCCAGTAGACAGGCCTGTTAGCGCTACCTAGACTACCGTTATAAATCTTGGTCTTGATGTAGTTCCATACGGTCAAGAATGTCACCCGGCCGAACGATGCACTGCCACTCGCATTCCGACGAATCAGCTCAACTCCATCAGTGGGGGCGGACGTCCATTCAGGCAAGGCAGAAAGCAGTGCATTGGCACAGTTTGAGGTGGCGTTGTCGCCTGATTTAAGGAGCATTTCGTCGCACGCAGCAAATGACCCGTCTGAATTGACAAATACTGGTTGCGTATTAGAACCTAATCCTGCTACATTCTGTGGCAGGAACGGAAACTTAAACACGCTGTAGGAATCATCATACGGTATGTCGTCCGTTATTCCGGTCAATCGGTCAGGTATATCGGCGTTGTGGTTTTCGAGATAGTTGATGCCAAGACCAAAAGGACGAGCCTCCGTTGCCGTGCCGCCCCCACTTGTCATAGGACCAAAAACCACGTAAAAATTTACTTTATAAGTAGTGCTGTTTGACGTGTCTCGTTTATAAACCAAAAAGAAGTCCGTATTGGTATGCCGTGCATTCATGGAATAAAAGCGACATCTAGCGGTAATGCTGGAGCCACTTCTGTAAGCCCACAAGTAAAAGCCGCCAATAGCAAGACCTTTGTTGTTGCTCGCGTCCGGATCAGAATCATGGTAATTGGTAGCGGACATGGCGCCAGTAATCCACGCGTTCCATCCGTTTTGTAATTCACAGGTCCCTATATACACGCCTTTGATACTGGTGCTGCCTCCACTCCAATACTGAAGGCTTTTCACAACAGCAGGAGCTGTCCAATCACCCTGTTCGTTGAGGAACTTGCCAGCGTCACCGCTGGCGGATATGCCGAGGTCGTCCTGCTTTCCCTGCAGGGCGTTCTTGATTTTCGTCCAAAGCTGGTTCATCAAGAGAGTCAGTTTTCGGACAGTCACGTTGTTTGTTGTTTCCGGAGCTGCCATTCGCTACTCCTTACGTAAGGGCGTTGATAAGGTCGGTGACTTCCTGGTCCGTCATTTCCTGGACGCTGCGGTCAACGCCGAGGAGCTGGTAACGGGTTCCGTCATACGTCAGTATTGCCGTGTCGCCGCTCTGGATTACGCCAGCGGTGATTGCAGCGTTCTTCCAGTAGATGTTCTTTGCGCCAGTGCTCTGAACGTTCAGCGTTGCGTTCGCAGGCACATCGGCGGAGAACTTGATGGCGATGAAACCGCCGTTGCCGCCACCTAGCGTGTAGTTGGCAATCGCCGCCGTGAACGCCGGAGATGTCCCAGCCGTAGAGGAGGCATAACCGTGGCCGAGTTTCGGGTTGGTGTAGGTAGTGTTGTTGTCGGGCGACCACAGACCCTTGGAAGCAACGCCGACAACGTGTCCCTTGGCATCCATCTTGATGCCTGTAACCACCTGGACAAGCGTTCCCGTGGATGCGGTAGGCAGTTGCGTGGCTGCGCCGCCACTTGCGTCCTTTTCGGCGGAAGAATCCTCCACTGGGGCGTAGTGGTTGCCTACCGCAGTCACACTCTGGTCGGTTGAATGAATCGTGAGTTTGTCGTTAGTAGCGTCCGGCGTGACGGTCGTTGCCCCACTGCCCACGATTTCGAGAGTGTCGGTCTTGGAATCGGCGGCAATGGTGGTGCTGCCGACCTTGACATTGCTGAATGCGTTCTGGTTGACTTCCGCATTTGCAGCAATTCCTGCCAGCTTGTTCTTTTCGGTCGTGGTGTAATCGTTGGTGGAGAGGCCCTTGCCCGTCACCTTGTCCACCTTGCCGTTATCGGCTTCGGCTCGTGCCTGGGCTTCCCCGTCAATAAGCAAACCTATGCTAGCCTGTAGGTCTCCCAAAGCCGCCGCTACATCCCCACCAGTCGCAAATCCGGTATTATCAGCCTCTACGGCTCCGGTAAAGTTCGCCTTCTTTGTCGCATCGCTGGTGTTGTCAACGTTGCCGAGACCCACTTGTGACTTTGTAACCCCGTGGGGATTGTCCGTCCTGGAAATATGGTCGTATGCGGCCTTGCCACGGTCGCCACGGTATGCAGTGGAAGATGTTTCTCCCAGTGCCAGGTCTGTTCCGATAACGACGTACTGCGTACCGCTCCAGCGGTATGTCTTGTTTGTCGGAATGTCCACATAGACTTTGTCTCCGGATGCGGGGATTTCCGTTGTATGCGCAGAATCTGTGTAGAACTTTCCGTTGTAAAGGTATCCTTCCTTCACGTCGTCGTAGCTTCCAGGAATCTGCGATGTCGGAATCTTGCCTGTGCTATCAAGAGTCGCAACGCCGTTAGCTACGCCCATCTCAGAGCGTTTAACCTGTGCGTCGTTGGTAACGTTGCCAAGACCGAGGCCTGACTTGGTAATGTCAACCACCTTGTTTGTGTCCGGAGTGAGAGCGGAGCCGTTGACCTTGACTCCCTGGATGGCGGAATCGGCCTTTGACCCCTGCGAGGCGGTTGCGAAATCGGATGCTTTCTTTCCGCTATCCTTTAGGTTTCCATTGGAGTCCAAGCCTGCAAAGTTGTTGTTTGTCGCTCCGGAAACCTTGTCGGCCTTGCCGCCGAGAGCGGTTGTAATCTTGTTCCAGATCCCCTGGAGAGTGCTTGACAGTTTCCGGACTGTCACGTTGTTTGTAGAAGTTGGAAGTGCCATTTTAGAGGTCTCCTAGTGAATTGATTAAGTCGTTTATTTCCTGGTCTGTCATTTCGGTAAGCTGGTCCTGCTTGCCGTTCATAGCTTCAGCCACGGCCCTGTTTTCCACGGGATTCTGGCTTTCTGTGTCAAGGTTCTCGTCAATCTCTATTGACGTGTCGTCAACAGAAATCGAAGCAGAATGTCCATCTGGACTCATTTCTACATGGACGTTGGGGCTACCTTCTTCAAGTTCGGTAATTCCTTCTACGGTAACGTCACCAACGCCAGCGGCCTTGACGTGGTCCTTTGTCCATACGGTCGTACCGTCTGCTCGCAAAAGGACAAACTTGTATTCCTTTGAAACGTCAAGCTGCACTCCGTTGGCGGGGCTGCCAAGTTCATTTAGAGGGATACGCACCTGGTTCGGCAGGCCATTGTCGTTAAGAGTCGCTATTGGAGTGGTTGTCCCTGCCTTGTAAGTGCAAAGAAACCCTCCGACAAGAGGCTTGCCGTTCTCGTCAAGGAACTGCATCGAAGGCGTGTATGCTCTGGAGAATGAATCACTCATATTTTTTAACCGCCCTGCACCAAGATGTTTACTCTCAAACCACTGCCTAGCAAGAAAGATTCCTTATCAAAGAAAAATCCATTTGCTTTTCTGCGGCCAATGATAAGGACATCTCCGGAATCAGAAGCCCTGTCAATAGTCGATACAACTATTCGCAAATTATTGGAGGCTCCGTTCACTGTCAGCGTTCTTGAGACAAACGCTTCTGTTCCGGTTGTTTGGGTTATTACGGCATGAATGCTTATGAAAAAGGTCTCTCCGTCTTCAATATCAACAGTCTGTGTCCCGCTCATTCCGCTGCCATCACCTCCTACCATATCGACAAAGAAAGATGCGTTAGGAACAAGTTTCCCTTTGAACGAACCAGTAATTTCAGGACAGTAAATTTTTTTTGCTTTTAGCAACGATGGAATCCACGCATTGTCTCCATCTTCTCCTACGTAAATAGCGCTTAGAAATTGAGCCGTTGCGTTGAAAATCGGACTTGCGTTGAATACGGTTCTTATCGGGAAAAGCACTGCATTGGGCTGACTTCCTGCTTGAAGGATAAACTTCAAAAATTCAACAACAGTATCGTTGCCATAATCACGGACAATTTGCAGCGAGTTAGCAACTCTCTTTATCTTGAAACCGCCAACAATCACTTCACTTCTTGCATTCAGTTTTTCAAGGGTGGCCGTCTGCTCGTTGTCCAAAGCAAGGCAATTTTCCCAGCTGATGTTTGAGGGTTTGTTCTGTACGTTCAGAAGGATTTTTTCTTGTATTTCGACATCTGCACTTCCCTTGCTCTGTTCCGTCTCATCCCTGTCAAAATCAATGGTGTCAAGGCCTTGCAAAGCACCTTCGGTAAGAAATTCAGCAAGCGTTCCCTGAAGCCAGGATGTCTTCAGTAATCCATTCAGTTTTGGAATGACTCTAGGCGCTGTCGGAGAGTCCTGTTGTGTTGCGCAGAACTTGCCACCCCTGTTTTCCAGCCATCCGATTCCAAGCTGGACGCTGTTGCCAACATCCGGATGCGGAGAGATTTTCGCATTCCGGTCCATAATGACTGCGTTCAGGTTTATGGAGGAGGAAAGCAAGTAGTTGTATTCGGAAGGAGGGAAATAAACGGGAAGGTTCGGGTGGCTAGCCTTGATTCGAGAAAGTCCTTGGAACAAGTCCACGGCAGGGTCGTGGTCGTTGTTGACGCCAAAAGTGCGGACATCCACGAATCCGGAGGGTTCATACACCCACGTGCCTTGATTTGCGTAGCCTTCGACGGCAGACTTTATCCTGGTTCCGTAGTTCTCGGAATAAGGCTCCTGCACCCACCTGAAAATCCTGGAAGGGCAAAAATCGTTGGCAGAACTGTAGCCCAGCACAACGCAGGACCCCACCTCAGGATTGACCGAGCGGAGTTCGTCGATGGATGCCGCAACGGCTGCTCCGGAATACTCCACACTGAGCTTCTGCGTCTTGGAATCCATCGTGTAAACCAACTCCCACTGGGGGTCGTCAAGCCCAGTGGCTCGCTCCACGAGCATCTTGTACTCGATTCCGTCGTCCACGAAGGGCTGTATTTCGAACACGCCCAGGTCGTTCAGAGGCAGCGGATTCTGGATTTCGTTGTGGTCCTTGTCAAAAACGTGTATGAGTACGGTCTGGTTGTCGTTTTTCGGCTCGACAAAAGTCACCCTACCGCCAACAAGCGGATTTCCGGAAACCGGGTCAAAAAAGGGCGAAATGAGGTTGAAAACGTTCTGCATACCATTTATTTAGTCCCGTTTTTGCAGAACGCTCTTATTTTTCCGTTTTTTATTATTGCTGCCAATCGTCCAGCAAATACCGCATTATTGCAGGAAGCGCTTTTTTGGCTCCTTTAGGCTGATTTACAAAGTAGAGAGCTGCTCCTGTACCAACGGCATTTTTCAAGCCTCCCTCGACAATGTTCTTGCCGATGTTCAGGTCTTCCATTATATTATCTATTTCTTCAATACGTTTAGCATCCTTTGCCGCATCAGGCGCAGAAATGCCAGAAGCAATTCCCCTTGAATTGTATTCTGAAAGTTCTTGAGTCAATGCATCTTGTTCTTTGGCAAGTTTTTTCTTTAGTTCAGCGTTTTTCTTCCCTAAAAGCAGCTTATCCAAGCCAGATTCGAGCTTCTGTTTTGCTTTTTGGACAGGAGCTGAATCAACAACAGAATCTACAAGTTTCTTGCCCTTTCCAACAGCTCTAAGTCCGAGAAGCGACAACGCACCAGTAATACCGCCAACCAAAGGCGTTTTGAAGTCTTTCACGGCTTTTGCGACATCGCCTCGCTCTGTGTATTTCTCGCTTGGCGAATCAATGTAAGTTCGCTCCGTAAGAGCGGAGTCAGCGATTCCGTGTCCATAATCTAGTAGAGCACCAAGCCCTGTTCCTGCCACAGCCTTGTTTTTTAGAGCCATTTTTTCAGCAGTTCCAATCTTTCCGGCGCCTAAAATACCAGAGGCGTCAAAAAGCATATCTGCTGCGTTTGGCGTCTGTCCTTTGGAGGCCTTAGAATCTATTCTCGGGAACGTAATCTGAGCAAGAGCCTTGTCTACAGAGGAACGCTTCTGCATCTTGCTTATATCGTTTGCTCGCAAAAGAATGGAACTCAAGTCTGAGACAAGTTGTTTCTGGTCAACATTTGGGGAATATCCGTTCTTGCGCAAGAACTCGACATAGTTTTCAGCATTTGTCATTATCTTGCGAAGGTCGTTGTTTAAACGGCTCTCAAAGCGAGTCCTTGGTAAAGAAGCCTTTCCCTCAATCGGAGCATCATAATCAGCAAGAAGCGACGCCAAACCACCGTTATTGACATCGTAACCAAGATTTTCTGCAAGACGCTCTGCCTTTGAAAATAGGTCTTCCCCATCGTTGCCTTCTTTGTCAAGGACGATGTTTTCAACGTCAATAGGCCTCATATTGACTTTTGACCAGTCGAAAGCGTTCTTGTTCCAGTCCTCGCCTTCTTTTTTGTTTCTGTCAACAAAAGCGTCAACGAAAGTCCTCATAAGGGCCGGATTCTTCTTTGCTGCCTTGATTATGGTGTTCCTGACCTCGTCATAGTTCCGCTTATCTTTTATCATGTCGGAAAGCTCGGAAAACTCACCAAAATCGTATTTTTTTCCCTGTTCTTCAAGAAATTCAGGATAGAACTGCAAGAGGAAAGCCTCTCGCATTAGCTGTTCAATCTTTGGAGATTTGTTTTCTGAACTCATATCTGACCTCCAAGCATCCTGTAACGGCGCTTAGCTATAGGGTCCTTCAAAATTTCTTTGACGACGGCTTTAGTCAGTCCTTCAGGAAGTTTCCCTTGGCCCATAGATTTTTGCGCTTCTTTTTCAAGAGCATTCTTTGCGTTGGCTACTGCTCGTTGGAAGTCTTCTTTAGCTTTTTTCTTTGCTGCGTCCTGTTCGGTGGCCGTTTTACCAGAACCTAGCATCAAGGCATCTCGTGTGGTCGGGTCTCCGTTCGCCATAGAAACACGCAAGTCCCATATAGGAGCAAATCTTTCATCTTGCAGCACATCGCTTCGTCCAGATTCAATCAGTTGCTTTCTTAACTGGTCGAATTTAGCCAAATCAGTAACGCCATTTTCATCGGGTCTTGGAATCAGATCAATGTAATCGTCAATGGTATCTTCTTTACCATCGCCAAGACCAAGTTCTGCGGCAATATTTTCCCATTTTACGCCATATTGTGGGTTTTCATCATAGAACTTCTTCGCCATTTGAAGAATTTTATTATCACGTTCCACTTCACGACGAGAGCGCAAAATCCCATCTGGCTTTGCCAGCACCTGCAGCAAGAGACCTTTTGTAAAATCAGCTCCCCTTCCAAGGTCTTCACGAGCAAAATTCTCCTTACGCAATTTTTCCTGGTAGGCTCTTTCATCAGCAAGGTCTTCTTTCTGCTTGTTCCATTGCATATGCTGGCCGACAATTTCAGGGCCAACGGTGTCTGTCACCTGTTGAGCCTGTTCCTGAGTGTAGCCGTTGCCGAGAAGGTAATCAAGAGCCGACTTCTTTCGAGCCTTTTCACGGTTAGCCGCCTGCAAATTTTGCACAAAACCGTCCAAAGCATTGCCCAAGCCCTGCATCACCTGGCCATTTCTTGCGGCCATTCCCTGGTGCAAGGCATTAAGGCCAGAGCCAATCTGAAAGCCGTTGAATCCGTCGTAAAGCGACATAGTTCCTCCTTAGCGGAAAAGTCCGGTAAAGTCAATGTTCAGAGGGTCGAAAACCCTTTGCCAGGTGTCCCTGTGTCCCGGATCCTGCGATTCGAGAGCGGCAAGCTGCGCCTGGTAATCGGTTTTATTCTTCCAGAAGTCGCCATTAAGTCCCATAAGAGCCTGATAGTAGGCATTGTCCGCACTGGAGAGGTTTCCTGCACGGTCTGCCGCCATCTGGTATTGTGCATTGGCAAGGTTTGCGGCAGAGGTGGCTGCGGCCTGTTTCGCCTGTTCGTTGCCCTGCCAAATCCCCTGTTCGAGACTCTTGTCGGCCTGGTAGGCATTAAGAGCGTCGTTATACATCTGCGTGGCCAGAACCTGGTTCTGGGCTGCAATCTTGTTGGCCGTGTCGCTGGAAAACAGATTTCCGCCCAAAGCCTGAGACTGGTTGATAGCGTCGTTAGCCTGGTTTACGGAAAGCTGGAAGGCGGGGTCGAAAAAATCGTCAACGCTCTTTCCATACTGGAACTGTCCGGCCTCGTACGGAGTAAGGCCGTTTACACGGCTCTGTGCGTCAGACAGGGCCGCTGCGGCTTCTTCTGGAGAACCCCAAAGGCTACGGCTGGAACCGAGCATATCGGCAAGAATCTGCTCTCCTTGAGCCTTTGCCTGGTCTGCATAGCCTTTGGTTGCTTCAAGGCGTTTAATTGCGTTCTGGACCCCTTCGTGAGAGGCTTCCCTTGCGTTCTCGTTTGCAAGTCCGCTACCGATAAAACCGAGTCCGGATAAAAGTCCTGGTACCATGATAGTCCCTCTTTCTTATTTATTTAGTAGGATTGTTGCGTAAATCGTGAACCTGTAGCCTCTCATAGATTGGGGGACGTCCAGGATAATGCTGTTCGCCTCCGCTATCTTGCAGCAGGACGAGTAATCTCCGGTGAAAATCACCGGAAATCGTTCAGGCATTTTTGGAATTTCCAAGGCCTTTGTGCCTTTGGGGAAGCTCCCCCAGAAATGCACGACACGGCCTGCCTTTGTGACACGGACTCCGTTAGGCATGTCATACGTGCCGTATTCGCCACGGAGCGCTTCTGCAAGCGTTTTGTTGTCAAGGTTGGTATTTCCTATGCTTGTCATAAAAACTCCTCGAAAACCGCCTAGAAATTGCTTAGCGGGGTGTGTGAAATCTTGCAGCCTGTAATCACCACGTTCACACGGTCCGAAATCGTGAAACGGAAAACAATCATGTTTCCGGCGCCTATTCCGTACCAAATCGTGCGGTGACTATACATTCCGACCTTGCCGCCATACCCCCAGCGTTCAGGTCCGAATGTGTTGCCTCCGTCGAAACTGACTTCCAGCATTACAACGGGATTCCTTGCATCGTTCTCGTTGTTTATGTCGTTGGTCGTGCCAGTGTTCCACAAAAGGAGCAGGTCGTTTACCATGAACGGCGAAAAATCGTTGGTAAGGCAGGGAGCCGTCCTGCGCTTGATGATAGGCTCACCCCTGAAATCGTCATACTTGTTCTTGTCAAGCACGGCAATGACCTTTTCCTTGTTAGAGCCAAGGCAGATGTCTCCTTCAAGATTTACGGCAAATCGAACCCACCAGGCCCCGTCTGTCCCGTTCTGGAGCCTAGTGCTCCTGTTGTGCCATTGCCTCGTGGCAAAGTCGTAGCAATAAGTTTTTCCGATGGCTGGAATGGTTATGCAGTAGAAATGGTGGCCGTTCTGCATCCATCCGAAAGAAAATGCGTCTTCAAGACGAAGGCCTTCCCATTCCCTTTCCATAACGTTGGTGGAAATCCGTACAGGAGCGCCTCCGTTGCTCATCCATACACTACGCTCACCCCTTGCGCTTGATCCAAGGAAAATAACGTTTCCGTCTAGCTCAACGATGGAGTCTCTCGCCTTTGTTCCAAGGTCTCGGATGTTCCTGTTCACACTGGAAAAGACCATGGATGAAAAGCCCTGTGCGTCCGTACTGGCTTCCTGGTTGTAAATCTGCATGGATTTTTCGCCAACAACAAACAGAAGGTCTCCGCATACAATCATTCCGGAAATCTTGTCCGCAGAATACTCTGCGGTCTGGAATCGGGGCTTCGAATACCTGTCAAGCCACAGGTAGCTAGTGTAGGAACTTGGTTCTTCAGCCCACAGGTACACTTCCTTGGTCTTGACCTTGTAGGAATCTCCATCTTCATACTGGATGTTCCCGTTTTCAAGGTCGTAAACGTTCCTGGTGTAGTTCGTTCCGCCAAGCACGTAAGCGTCAGTATAGTACCATGTGTCCGTATCGGGGTCGTTGATTACAAGGCATCCGTTAATTGAGCAAATCTGCGTAGGACGCACATGGAATTCCGTATCCTGGACAATTTCGTCGGCAGTCTTGTAAACCCTTATCGGAGTCTGGAATCGAACAGGCAGGTCAACACCTGTCGCCTTTTCAGGGGACAGCGGATAGGCAAAAACGATGTCTCCACCATCAACCCAGCAAACATGGCTATTGATTCCGCCTGTTTCAGCAAAGCAGACTTTTTCAAGGTTCAGGGTGTTTGAGGAATAAATTGTCTCGTAGCCGTAAACATTTGTTATCGGATTCTTCCGGATTCTGACAACGCAGGATCCAAATGCGGCAAAGACGGAATTGTCGCTTGCGACAAACATTCCCCTGCATCCTACAGCGTCAATGTTAGGAATGGCGGAAAGGTCAAGCACAACCCTTTCGCCCTCGACAGAACGTAAAGAAGTCGTGAAATAAAATCCGTTGGAAGCCTCCTCCACACTTTCAGCATAGAGATTCTGCGAAACGGCACACCCCGCAATCTTCACGTCCGACTCGTAAGAGCCTCCGATAACATTGTTTATCAGCCTGGTCTGCTTCATTAGAGATACCGTCCTGAAAGAACCTGGATGGCGTGGTCGTCGTAGGCGCCTACGCTCCTTGCGGGGGAAAGAATGATGGAATGCTTAGGAGCGTTCACCTTCTTGATATTGGCAAGCATCGCATCCTGTTCGGCCTTGATGCTTGCCTCCTTGTCCGGAGGTACTCCGTAGCGGATGCACACCTTCAGGGCGACCCCGTACTTCAGAAGCTGTTCGTATTGAGGCGGAGCGCCAAGAATCGTGGAATACTCCATTGGCGGAATGTTCTTGTTATAGATTACCCTTGCGTCAAAATTTCCGTTCTCGCAGTCAAATACCACGATTCCGTTACCGTCCGAGTCGTTGGTGAAGGCAAAGAACGTCGGAAGGCAGCATTGGGAGCGGTGCTCCCAGATGTCCTCGTAGCTCAATCGGCGAAGGGGGGTCCATACGTTCCCGTTCTTGTAGAGAACCTTGTTGACCTGAATAGGCTTCTCGCCTATAAATTCAGAGCCGTCGTCAGGCGAAATCTTGGCCTGTCCACCACTCACCTTGCCGTCAATGGTATTCGTGGTAAAGGGAAAATAGTTCTCGGTATTCCAAGCGTAAAGAAGCTCGTTAAGGAACATAAGTCCTTCCGAACTCATTTCGGCATTCATAGGAACGCCTGTAGGAACAATGCCAGCATAGGCGTAGCCGTCCCTTATAATCTGAATCGCTGACTTCGGCATCTTGAAAGTCTCCGTTAAAAGGAAAGGCACGAGGCACTTCCGCACCCCGTGCCAGTTCCCTATGTACCGTGGGAATTAAGCCTTGACGTAAATCAAGCGGCAGGCTCTCGGGTCAACGATGTCGCCAAAGTAGGCGCAATCGAGACGCATGGAGTTGTAACGCTTGAGCAGGTTTCCGCCAGAGGCGAGCTGCACGCTCATTTCTTCCGTCGTGGTCGTGGTGTTGTTGCAACCTTCCACATCGGGCAGTTCGAACGGAGTCCAGTTGAAGGCTTCGTCTTCCTTGATGAGAGCGGTGTAGTAGGTGGCGCCGGAGTCGCAAAGGCCAGTTACGGCGGATTGTGCGGCAATGGCGGAGCCATCGACAAACACGGTGTTCTGGTAGCCCTTGGTGTTGTCGTTGAAGTAAATCGGCAGCACCTTGACGGTTGCGGCACCTTCGGTGACGGTAGCGTCTTCCTGCACCACGAACACCTTGAGCCAATCCATCTTGAGGCCAGCGGTGGAAACGTCATAAACGCCTTCGATGGTGAAGGTGGTTCCCTTCTTGATAGGACCAGTGGAAAGTCCGGTCAACTGGATTTGGTCAGCACCCTGGGTAGAGACGGCTGCGGCCACCTTTACGCCAGTATTGGCGGTAGAAAGGGCTGCACCCTGCTTGAACATGGGCATGAACGCCTCGTTTACCCAGTCGGCGTTGGCGTAAATACCGATGCTGTTGCGGCGGTACATTTCCTTCATGATGTCGTCCGGAAGGTCGAACTTTTCACGCATGGAAGCGGTGGAAAGCAGGGACTTCAGGAGCGGGGACATGAAGCCAGTCCAGGAGCCAGTGGACTTGATTGCCTCAAGATAGGCCATGGACTTGCTCAGCACGCCGAAATCGGCGGTAGCGGAAACGCAGGCGCCAGCGGCACGGGTCCAGTTACGGCCCACGAGGTCCTTTTCGATGTTCTGAACCAGGTGGTTAATGCGAGGACGCACGATGTTCGGGGTGATCTCGCCAATCTGGAAGATGTCTTCCAGAGCGCCGTGGTTCACAAGTTCCCAGCCGTTGTGAGCGTAGCAGGAAACCTTGTAATACGAGGAATTGCCACGCTGAGTGTCGTTGGTGCGGTCCAGCGCATTTGCAATGGGGCCGTTGGGACCAGTCAGCTGTTCAGTGTCTCCAGTACCACCAGCAGGCACATACACGTCAATCACGCCGTTGGAACGGGTGTTCTTGTTGATGGCATCCTTGCCAAGGTTCACACGCTTCTGCATGAACGGGATGGTCAGGGAAACGCCAGCGTTGATGCGGTCAACGAATTCTTGCCGAGCGGCGGAATAATCGCTTGCCATGATGTTTTCTCCTTAAAAACGGTTCTTTCTCAGTTCTTCCTTGTACCTGTCAACCCGTTGCTGGGGAGACAGACCGGAAACGTCTCTTGTCCCCGTTCCGTTTGTTCCAAAAGCACCTGGCGTAGGCAATCCTGCGGCGGTATTGGCCTTAGGCGGAGTCTGCTGCGGCTGCTGTTGAGGAGCCTGAGGCTGCTGCTGGGCCTGTGCGTACTTCTGCTCGATGGCATCCTCTAGCCCGTATAGCCGATACTTCTGCTTCTCGGGAGGCAATTCGAACAGACTCAAGAAGTCCGCAGGCCTTGCCTGGATAATCGCAAGAATTTCGGCCTTCCGCTTGCTGTGATTTACAACGTCAAGCAGGGCTTCTGCCCTTTCGTCGGTGAGAATCTGGCTCAGTTCCGATTCAGGGTTTTCAAGGTCCTTGTAGATGCTTCCGGCACGTTCTGCGCCAAAAGCTCTTTCAAGGCTCGAACGAAGTTCGTTGTTACCGTTCTGGAGTTCGGCATCTCTTTCACGGGCTTCCTGGACCTGCTTCATCACCTTTTCGGTGATTTGCTTTTCCATGGTCTTGTACAGGTATTTCCTGTATTCGTCCTCGTTGGGGAAGTCTGAAAGTTTCTTTACGGCTTCCGGTTGCTGGGTTGCCCCGCCCCTGTTTGCCGCATCGGCTTCCAGTTTTTTCACTCGTTCAAGGAGACGCTTGTTCTCGAAACGCATTTTTGCCATCGCATTCTGCTGCTTCTGTGCATCGGAAGGGATGGTGTTTTTCGGGTCTTCGGTTCCCTTGCCTCCGGCCTCCGGCGGAGTGTCCACCTTCTGTTCGGTGGATCCTTTTCCTGGGTCGGCTGGTTTCGGGTCTTCGGTTCCCTTGTCGGCAGGCGGGTCTGTCTTTACACCGCTGGGCTTGTCGTCGGTCTTCGCTGTCTGCTGATTAGCTGTTTCGGCAGACTGCCTGGAACTGACGATTTGCTTGTATTTTTCTTCTTCGGTCATAGGTAAGCTCTCGCATCGTGCATGGGGCACGTTCCCTTACCAATCCATTTAGAGCGGTTTCTGCTTTTTCCAGAAAAAAAAATCCAGGCTCTCGCCTGGACTTGTTTAAAATTGCCGTTTTTGAACAGATTTAGGGGAAAATCGGGTATTGCTTTTCTTGCGGTGCGTTGTTTTTTGCCACCGTGTCGAGAGCCTTTTCCGTAATTTTCGCCTGGTTCTCCATGGCAATCTTTTTCATTTCCTGCTCGTTTGCGGCCTGCTCTCTCTTTGCTTCGAGAAGCACCTTCTGGGCATCCACCTTCTCCTTTTCGGAATTCTGGATGAGCATTTTCTGCACGTCGTGCTCGAAACGCTTGTCTTCCATGATAAGGTCGGTCTGCGTCCGGAGTTGCGCCTGCGTGAGCTGGTCGTTGAGTTGCTTGTTCTGCTGCTGGGCCTGCAGAAGCTGCTGCTGTAGTTCCTGCATCTGCATCTGCTGCGCCTGGAATTCCTGCCAGGAAGGGACACCGCCACGGAGTTCGGCAGGAAGCATGTTGTAGAGCATATCGGACAGTTCCTGACCGCCTTCGATGTCGAGCGTCTTCACGATTCTCTGTGAAATGAGCGGCTTGAACGATTCGGGGACGATCTGGGCAAGGGCGAGCAACTTTTCACGGTCTTCTTCCATCTTGGTCAGAGAGACGCATCCTTCCTCGACAACAATGTCGTAGGAACCTTTAGGTAAATCCAGCCCATAGAGCATAATGCAAAGGTGAGCAATAACATTTCCGGCGATGCGGATTGTCTCCTTGGCGTGGGAAATGTAGTTGCTGACATTGCTTTGGCTGGACTTGGTCCTCAAAAGGACTTCGGTGGCCGTTTTCTGGTCGGTAAGGTTCTGCTCAACGATGCCGTTTGGCGAAATGCCCGTCGCCACGCTCATCTGGTTGATGGACTGGTCGATAATGGACTGCAAGTCCGCAGTCACAATCTTCGGCTCGACAAATGTAGGCAGGGGCAGCACGGTTTTCTTGTCGGAAGCCCGCCAGTTAGCCTCTACCACCTGAGAGGTTCCGAATTCCGCATTCTGGAAACATTCCTCGTTGCCTTCGAAAGATTCCGTGTAGCCAAGGAAAAAGCCCTTTGGAGACTTTGCTAGGCGTTCGATGAGCTGGCTTTGAGAATAGTTTACGATAAGCTGCTCGCTCATTACCTTGCGGATAATTCCGCTGAAGGTTCTCTTGTTCTTTATCCAGACCCTGTCTCCGGTAAAGGCGAAAATCGGGAGGTATTCCAGGCCCTCGAACACGCCGTAATCAACGATGCTGTCACCGCAAAGACGGAAATACTCAACATCGTGTCCGTCTCGCCTGTAGTATGTCACCACGGCAACATGGTCCTTTGGAACTTCCCAGGATTTGCCGAAATCGGTAAGACGTGCCTTTTCAGCCCTGTTTGACCTCACAACGTCTTCGCCATAGACTTCCTTGGCCTTCTTGTAGAGCATGAAATCGACAACGGCGATGCGGTCGGCCTCCTGGAGAGCCACGCCTTTTGCGTCGGGGTCGAGAATCACCATGGTCTGGTCCTCGATGTGGAGATACTTGATAACCTTCTCCCCCATCACCTCGTCGATAGTAGCGTAAGAAAATCCGATTCCTGTACTTACAGAGTCGTGGAAGCCCATGGCATTGCTTTCATTGGTGCAGAAGTCGTTCTGGAGCTTGGTCAGGTGGTCGTTCAGTTTTACGCACTCTGCCTTTATCGTTTCTGCGTTGAAACCGACATTTCCCATGCCCGTTTCCACGTCCAACTGGCCTGCTTCGGCATTGGCGTTGACAAAAGTGTCCGTATTGTACCGAGGAACAGCCTTGAACTTGAACGGCCTGGAACTGAACGGATTCACGACTGCGTTTACGAATACGGAGCAAAGGTTGATGGTAACCTGGGCACGGTTCTCGCCTCGGTTGGTCTTGTCGTTATCGTCCCACTGTTCCCCAGCCTCGAACTTTCGGTCATTCTTGACTCTCTTGTAGAAATCGCCGTAAAATTCGTTGGAAGCCTTGGCAAAGTCCTTGACCTCGTCAATGATGCCGTCTTCTGTCTTGGCCCAGTCCAGTTCTTCTTCATTTTCGTTCATGAGAACTTCTCCTTGGTCTGTTTGTTAATCCTTATAAGTGATTCCATGCGCCTTTTGTTGACTCGCACCTCACCAACCAACCTGTTCACTACCCTAGAAATCCTCGGCATCTTGCGACTTTGAACAGATGCAATAATTTCCACCTGTGCTTTCTCAAAATGACCCTTCAGCAGCCTCCGCTTGTTTCTCAGGTAGAACGGTTCTATGGTCTTTCCGCTCTCCTCCATGAGTTCCAGGTGCATTTCGTTGTCAAAGTTCAGTTGCCTGACGGTTCTCTTGAACGCATTGAGGGCTGTAGTGTACAAGTAGTTGAAAACTTTCCTATCGTCAGAGCAGTCAATGTTTTTCATGCTAGTGTACACGTCAACGCAAGCGGTTGAAAACATTTCGGCTTTCCAGTCGTCCGTGTACCTGACGAAACACCTGTCCTTCGTCAACAGGTTCAGGAGACGTTTAACACATTCCCCCAGCTCAATAGACGAGTAGTCTCCGCTTTCCACGGCCTTCTTTATGAGCCTTGCAAACATGGTCCTTTCATTTTTTTCGAATTCCATAAGTTTATTTAGTCCCCTTTTATCCAAAACTGAACTTGTGAGCCGTTTTTTCGAGTTTTTGCCAATGGTGGCGAGCCTTGGCGAGCGGGTCGTCAAGCGCCTTTTTCTTCATGAAATCCACTCCGTAGCCTAAAACGCCGTGGTGGAAGGTCAAGGCGAAAGCGTCGGACGTGTCCGGTGATCGCCCTAGCAATTTCTTTATAAGTTCCTTCGGAATGAGCCGGAATTTGCCTCCATCGTCCAGCATATACCGCTGAGCCGACAGGTCGGCTTCCAGTTCCTCGTCGCTGAAACTGCCTCCCTGCTTGCACCATTCCAGAGCCGTGAAGTACATTTCGGCTCTTTCGTTGAAATAATGAACGTCGTCGAAGGCCTTTTCGCCAAATCCGACCTCGAAAACGTTGTAGCCCAGCTGCCTGAGTAAATCCACGGCGCCTCCTCCGTATGCGGTATCTACGCACACGCAATCAAGGCGGACTCCGAGTTCCTTGCACGTGTCCGCCAGCTTTCTTACGATGTCAACCTGTTGCCCCGTGTCTGTCTTCTCGGAGCGGATTATCCTTACAACTCGCTTGCCTATGCGTAGGACTCCTACGGTATAGTCACCGCCAAACCTTGCGCAGTCCAGGCCAATAACGGCCAATTCGTCCATGAAATAGCGTTCAGGCGCCATCCTGGAACGGACAAACTCCATGATGTCCTGGGTGAACAGGGTGTCTTCCAGGTCGCTGTCAAGGATTTCTCCTAGAATCTGCTGCCTGTACAGCCTCGTTCCAAGACCGTATTTCTTAATCTGCATCAGCTTGTAGGCCCTCGATGTGAAGGCGTTGTCAAGCGTAGATGCCCTGATGATGCAGGAAGGGTTGTCCCTGCACATCTTCGAGAACCACGAAGACACGGCGGAGCCGTTTGGCGAACTTGTAAGCCTAATGAGCGGCTGGTCCACGTTCTCGCCACGGAGACGGTCCGTTGCGTAGTTGTAAACCTCTATGGGGAGGTATGCCGCCTCGTCGAACACGGCGCACGTAAAGTCCGTAAAACCGAGGATTCCTTCCGGATTGTCTCCGGTGGCGCCATAAATGGCCCCATTTCCTATTTTAATGGTCTTTGCGGACTTGTTCTGCTCGAACCTTATGCCGATTTGCGTACAGACTATCTGTATTTCACGGAAAAGCACCTCGGAAAGAGCACGGTAGTTCTGGGCAACCGCAAGTATTCTCTCTCCTTTCCTGGCTCTGTAAACGCACCACCAGGCAAGCGCACGGCTTTTTCCTGCACCGACCCCACTCTGAATGATAACGAGCGGTTCGTCCGCTCGCTTCATGAATTCAATCTGGAATGGGGACAGTTTGCATTTGAACATCAGCTCTCTATCGGTTCAGGCTTTTGCTCCACGAACTGTATGACCATTTCTCCGCTGATTTCGGTCTTGGTCTCCAGTTCGTTTTCGAATGCAACTTTAATGTTCTGGTCCCTTGTACTCTCGAACGAAAGTCCCAGGAACTTGTAGATGTCGTGAATAGTGGGCCAGTCCCTGTTGTTAAGCGCCTCCACAAAAGAAGGCGTAATGTCCGCAAGGACTGGAGTAATCTTGTCTCTCGGGATGTTCCTGCTTTCCCAGAATTCCGCCATCTTGTCGCTGATTTTGCTGGCAGGCATTGCAAAGTCAACCATTGGCCGAACATTGGCAAAAAGGCTCGCCTTTTTCTTGCGAGCCTCAAGACCCTTCCGGGAGGCCTCCTTTGCCTTGGTGCTGCCCTTCTTGAAAGCGTGTAGCTTTCCGAGCGCAGATATGTTCGGATTACCCCGCTTTGCCATAAGCCTTCAGAACGGTGTTTTTGAATAGTTTGATTTCACTTTCCAGCCGTCCGACAAAGAGAGCTACGGAGTCCGCAAGCATATCGGCTGCTTTCTCTGCGAGCTTCGCTTTCTCTGCAAGGTGTTCGTTGAGTCTTGCTGCTTCCAAGTCCAAAAAGTCCTTCGGGGTAAGGCAGTCAGTCTCATTGACTCCGTTGATTTCAATGGAGACCTTGATTTCGGCATTTTCGCCGAAGTCTTCATGGATTCGGTCTTTCAGGTTCTTGACGTATTCTTTTGCTTTTGCTTGAGGGTCAATCTTGCCCATCATCTGTTCGCACATAGGTTTTCCTCTTTGTTGATTTGTTGTTGAAAATGTTTGCGGCGGATCCCCCGCCGCTAGGTTCCTTTCGGAGAATGGACGAACCAACAGAATTTCTACAGCAGTCCCATTTCACGGAGTCGCCTTTCTCTCTCTCGTTTCTTCTTGCGCTCCTCTGCCATTTTCTTCCTTGCGCTCTCGCTTGCGCTAAACCTTCCGAGTCCTCTCGTGGACATCTTCGTTCCTGGCCTGCCCTGCCTCGTGTTTGTTCCGCCTGCGCTTCCTCCGTACTTGCTGGACTCCGTTTTGACCTTTTGAGCCTTGAATGCACTTCTTGCGTTCTGTTTGGCCGTTTGCACGGATTTTTTAGCCGTGGTGCTCTTTTTATTCATCGGTTGCGGAATCCAGTCTGTCGTTCCCGTGTTCTTGAGCGTCTTGATTGCGCTCCTGCGCTTCTTCGGAGATGTCACGGAGGTAACAGGAATACGCTCGGCTTTCTTCTGCTTCAGAGTCTCGATGCGCTTGGCCTGCCCCTGGATTCTCCTTGTCAAATCCTTGGCTGGTCCGAGTTCGCCTCTCTCCACGGCCTTCCGGATTCTGCGTTTCTGGCTTTCGGTGACCTCGGCACGGATTTTCCTGCTGGAACGGGGAGAATACGGAGCGTCCGGACGCATCTTGTTGATGAACTTCAGCATCTGCGTCTCTCTGTTCCTTTCCGTGATGTTCACCGGAGCGAGAGACTGTCCGTAGTTGAAGCCGAAACGCATTGTTCCTACTGGGTTTTGCGCCCACTCCATGGTTTCAGCAGGAGTGAGTCCGGCAGGAACCTCGATTGTTGCGCAGAGACAGTTCGGGTGCGTAATGAAGGCCACGTCCGGAGTGTTGAAGAAGTGCGGGGACATTCCTAGCAGCTTGCATTTCTCGCAGCAGTTCGGATGAGCAACGAAAAGGAACTTTCCGGAACCTCCTTGCATCATGTCCAGCGGATTTGCCCCGTTTCGCAGTACCTGACGGCCAGCACCCTTGACGCCGATTCGGACGGCGTTTTTCGCCACCTCTCTTTTCAGCATCTGTTGCGCAAGCGCACGGCCTATCATTCCTGCAAAAGCCATTGGCTACATTCCTTTCCAGGCCTTCGCCCTGTCTTCTGCAGACTCCTTCCTTGTCGCCTGTACGTTGTCCAGCTTCTGGAGAATGAGCGCCTGCGTGTCAAGGATTTCCTTGAGAACCTTGTAGAGCATTTCCGATGCCGACTCTTTCTTTTCTTTCTTTTTAGGGGGATTGTTTTCTGCCATAACCGAAAAATGGCTTTTGAATAAGCGAAAAACAATACTTCCGCAAAAAGTTTTTCATTTTCATTATTCGCAGTTGTTCGCTATGATTCTTGTTGATTCCCGTTGCTACTTTCTGCGTTTTCGGAGTAGGTCTCGATATGGCCGAGCAGGGCTTCTTCGATGTCGTACACATGGCACACGTTTGTGTCCTCCGCCATGCCGTGACGCTTCAGCCATTCCTTCTTTTCGGATTCCTTCTCGAACACTACCGTTAGAACGCCCTTGGCCTCGGTGTGCCAGTTGCCGAACTCTTCCTGGTTTTCCTTGTATTTCTCACGGCCTTCCTTCTTCTTTTCCTTCATGGCGGCAATGTCTTCGGCGTTTGCTTCACGTGAAACAACGGGCTTTTCTTCGACCTGCTGGATTTCCGGAAACTCGATGTCGATGACCTCCTCGGAGAAACCGAAATCCTCGGAAACGTCGAGAGAGTATTCCTCAGCAAGTCGCTGAAGCTGTCCGAAGTCGAATTGCCCCTGGTTGTCCTGGTTGTTCAGCACCACGTTCATGCGGATTTCGTCCTTTTCCGGAAGGTCAACCTGTAGCACGTCCAAATTGTAGTCCTTCGTCCGCTGGATTGAATCAATGGCGGCGAGCCTCTGGTGACCTCCTACGATGTGGCCTGTATGGGCGTTCCACACCAGGTGACCGACAAGGCCGTTCTTGGAAATGGACTTTTTCAGGCGTTTTGCGTTGGCCTCGGTTATGAAACGGGGATTCAGTTCGTCGTCGACGACCTGTGAACGGTGGATTCTCACCACCTTGCCGACCTGTAGGAACTTCGGCTCCTTGGGCTCACTGGATTTGGAAGAGGTCTTTGCCATAGATAAGCTCCGGATTGTTTGCCGCTCTCACGTAGTCGATTTCCACGTTCGGGTCCTGGGCTATTGCCGCCTGGTAGTCCTCCTCGGAAATCTGGTGCCGGAGAACGTAGGCTCTGGCTCCTCTGTGGTCCTGGAAATCGTGCTTGTATCCGAGCGAGTATTCGATTGAAAGGGGGATCCTGTTTGCCGTAACATAGCCACGAATTGTCCTTGCGGTCCATCTGCGCAGAGGATAGCCGTATTTTCGCTGGTAGTCGATACCGTCAGTGAACCCCTTCAGCATACCACGACGTTGCAGGCTCTCGTCCATCCGCATTCCTTGGATGCAGAGCGAGCATCCGTTGCGTTCCATGAACTCGGAAATGCAGTCCGGCTGCTTCATGCCCTTGCATTCAGGCCAAATCTGGATTTCCGACCTGAAACCGTACCTTTTTTCAAGGCTTTCCAGGTATCTTGCCTGGTAAGGCAGCAGCTTGGGGTACTTGCTCCAATGGAAAAAGGCGTGTTTCGACAGGTCCGTAAGGTGGCTCATGATGTGTATGAGCACGGCGAAATCACGACCGAGAGAAACTCCGAAGGCGAAGCGACCGCCAAATGCGGCGATGCACTTCGCCTCGTGGTACATAGGGGAATTGAGGTTCATTACTCGTTGGCTCCGACTTCGAGCGTACCGCCACGAGTGCTTGTGATACGAGCGTTCCGCATCATCTCGGCGCCACGGTTGCCCATGGCACGGACGACACGAGCCGTCTCACGAGGCGAGGACTGTCCGGAAGTTCCCAGGCCCATACGGCGAGCCTGGTTGGCATAAGCCTGGTTGAACTCCTGGCGAGCGGAAGTTACGCCACGGCGGCGTTCCTGGCGGCGAGCGTTACGTGCCTGACGGCGTTCCTGTGCGGCCCTTTCGGCCTTGGTCATTCTCGGCATAAAAAACTCCTTGTGAAAGTGAAACCGATGTCCATGAATAGATTTAGGTGAGATTTTGCAAAGGAGCGGAACTTTTTCCGGAAATGAAAGAATTCAACCTACGCACAATTTGCGAAAGACAAGCGAAAGACCGCAAATTCGTTGAATGTGGAGTCAGGGACGGAAAGCGGAAATACGCATAATCCGCTCAAAAAAAAAGAAACGTGTGTAAACACGCTCCGCTCCGCTCCTTTGCTGGTTATGCCACGGCATTACCACGGAAATACCACGGAACGGAAAAAGAGAAAGAAGCAAAGAGAAAGAGAGAGAAGAGCATGTTAACACATAGAGAGTTAAAAGGAGAGAGTATTACTCTATTCTCTATTCTCTATTCTAGGCATAGGGTTGGCACAATTTGGCAAAGGCTTGGCATAGCGGTGGTATAGTTTGGCAAAGCAAACGCAATGCCACGGCATAGCGGTGGCAATGCCATGGTATAAAACACACAAATAACGCCACGGAGCAGGCAGCGGACACCGCCGTATTTCGCAGGAAACACACTTTTTAGACTGTTTCTCCGTACGATGGTGCCGATGTTTGGCCGACAAAAAAAACGGCTCAGAAAGCCGTTTCTGTCGATTTGCCAGGACTGAAAACTTTCGTAAACGTGAATTCCGGTGCTCAGGCTTCCACTCCCGGCATCTTCTCAACCTCGTTAAGTAACAGCTTCAGTATCTCCTTCGCCTGCCTCGCAGCCGTTATAGGATCTTTCCTCACTGTGTTTTTCTGGTAGTCAGCTGTAAGTTTCGCCGCCAGTTCCGAGCCGAATATCTCGTCCAGGCCCATGCCGTTCTCGACCAGCGTAAAAACCTTGTCAAAGGTCGGCAAAATTTTCGCACTCCTCATTCGTGAAATTGACACTTCCGTAATGTCAAGAGTGGCAGCAACATCTTTCAAAAGCAGCCCTTTCCTTGACATGAACGCAGCAAGTCCGTTGCTGAAAATCTTCCTAGCCTCCGCCTGTTCCATCGCTCCGCCTCCGTCCTGTGGTGGCGGATTGGTCCGCCTGAACTGGTCCGACCTCCTGGCCTGGTCCGACATCCTGAAGAGGTCCGACCGCCGGCTGTGGTCCGCTTAACTCTAAAATAAGTCCAGTAAACAAAAAAAGCAATAAAAAATGCTTTTATTTACTCTGTAGTTAAATTTAGACTTGTTTTTTATCTAGTAGTTAACTATATTTATCTACAAGATAAGTCCAAGAGCGGCAACCGCCGCCGCTGGACAGGCCGAGGCCGTGAGCCTCGGACAGCAGATTGAAACCTACGGAAAAGCGACACGGTCTACAGGTATGCGTCACCTAACGCCTGGAGGCCGGAAATTGACAGGAGCGCCGAGGAACGCTAGGCGCCCTTGTTTCCATGTCTGCGTCTGGTGCCAGGCTCAGACACGGAAACAACCAAACAAAGGAGTCAAACATGAACAACCAACAGAAAATCTTCGATGCCCTGAACGCAATAATCCAGGACCTCGACACGACAAGACAGCTCCAGGATTTCCTGGAATCGTCAACGAGCCTTCCCGACACGGAAACGCTTGCCAGGTTCCGTGGAATAGGTACACGCAAGGCAAAAATCCTACAGGCAGTCTTTGAACTCCAGGCATCCTATTTTGTCGGAACTGAAGCGAGGACTATCAAGGACCCTGAAGACGCCATGAGGCATCTTTCCTGGCTCAAGTTCGAGCAGCAGGAACACTTCTGCGTCCTGACACTTGACAGCAGCAACCATGTGATAAAGTGCCACGAGATTTCAAAAGGCCTCGTGAACCAGTGCCCGGCACATCCCAGAGAGGTGTTCCGCAAGGCACTCGAGGACAACGCCGTAAGCGTAATCCTGGCCCACAACCATCCGAGCGGCGGCAACGAGCCCTCCGACGAGGACTATGCGGTTACAAGGACTCTGAATGCCGCAGGACGAGTAATGCAGATTCCGGTCATTGACCACCTTGTGGTATCAAAGACAGGATTTACAAGCATTTGCAGGCGTAACCCCAACATGTTCGAAAGTTTCATCAACAAATAACCAACAACAACAAACAAAGGAGTAATCCATGATTAACGAAACCGAAAAGAACAACAGCGAAAACTATGACGTGCTCGCAGTAACCAAGGTGGAAGTGTACCCCTTCAAGGAAGGTGCGACGATGGGTCACTTGAAGGCCCTAGCCAATGTGGTCCTGAACGACCAGCTCCTTATCCGTGGCCTCCGTGTCATGGAAGGCGAATACGGCCTGTTCGTGAGCTATCCCAATGACCCGTTCTACAGAGGAGATGAATTCAGGAGCCTCTTGGCACCAATGACCCGCAAACTGCGTGAACATATCGAGAACTGCGTCCTCGAAAAATACCAGGCGGTTATCGCCTAGACAACTTCTCTCGACAGCCCCGGATAAGGACAACAACCCGCCACGAAAGTGCTCGCCAGGATTCACGCCCTGGCCGTGGCCTACCATTCAACCTAAACAAAGGAGTCAAACATGACAACAATAAACCTCAGAAAATTCTTGAAGATGTGCGACACGGACCTATCCTCTCTGCTGTCCGCCATGTTCACAGGAAACCCCTATGCAATCGACGCAAAATATGCCGCCGATTACTACAAAGTGCGTCAAGACCTCAAGGAAGGAAAGTTCAAGGACGACGAATACGGCCCTTGCCTGGAAGACATTTTTGCCGAAATGCTCTCGAAAGGAATGACGTTGGTCTTTACGGACCCCGACGGAAAAGAACACGATGTCACCTTAGATGATGTCGGAAGAGGTTTAGACGCACTCATTGATAAGGCGCCTTGTGCGTTTGCTGATTTCATCAAAGGCGAAGAAGACGCCATCACTGGCATGAATTTTCTCGACTGCATCATCTTCGGTGACGTGGTCTATTGCTAACGGAGGTAGAGCCATGAGCATCAACGAATACAGGCCAGCCTGCGGATGGCTGAAGCACTACCGCAACAAACAAACCATAGAGCGCATCAAGGACGGAGCAACCGTCATTCTTTTGCTCACGGTCTTCGCACTTGCGCAGACCCTTGTCATTACAGTGGAGGCTTTATGAACATGGACGATTTAAGACAACTGGAAAAGGCTAGAGACGAGGCGAAGATTAAAAGGCAGGTTATCGCCGACGGCCTTGTGACCTACCTTCGAAACACCAGCAACGACCCCATAATCCGTGATTACGTCAAGGATTACGACGCCACGACCGCCAAGATCGCCCGTCTCGACGACGACATCTGGCGCTGCATCATGGACGAGTCCGAATCCGTAAGCCACAAGGAGGCCGTATGAGCATGGCCACCGAAATGGAACAGCTAAGGCTACAGGCATACAAGGCCTGCGAGGACTACATAGCGGAATTCCACCGACGGCTGAACACCATGGCCGACATGCACCACGACAGGCCCGAAATCCCCAGGCGGATAGAAAGGCGCATCGTGAAAATCTTCACCATCATCACCTTCAAGGACGACCTTGAAAAGGAGGATTCATGCCCATCATGATGTCCATGAAAAAGGAATACCTGGACCTCGTAAGAGCTGGAGACAAACGTATAGAGTTCCGGAAGCGATGGAACCCCATCTACAAAGGCCTCGTGTTCATCTACGAGTCCGGACCGGAATCTCGTCACAAGGTCGTGGCCATGTTCAGGACCGAAGGCGCCACCAAATACGAGCCTCACAAAGGCATAACGGATGCCGTTTACGAGTGCTCCAGGAAAACCAGGTACACCACGTTCGACGTGGAGTGCATCGAGTCCAAAAAGGAGCCTGTATGGCTCGTCCCCATTATCGACTTCGTAGAAGCGAGAGTGGACATGACGCTTCAGGAGTTCAGCGACAAGTACAGGCTGGACCCCCCGCTAGTCACGCCGCCACAAAGCTGGACCTACATCAAGCAGAAACAACAAACCAAAGCAACCAAAAGGAGGCAAAAATGATTGGTCGAGAAAAACTGACACAGAAGCCCGTGCCCGTCATGATAAATCCTGCAGCAAAGACAAAACTGGAAAGCATCGTGGAGCAGGCAAAAATCAACGGCGAACCGCTGCGGACGCAGAACGGAATCGCCGAGAAACTCATCGAGGCGGAATATGCAAAACGGTTCGGCACGGCCTCCGAAAAAGAGGTTTAAGGAACTTTTCTTTTTCTTTTTTGCCTCGCACTGGATTGAGTGGCTGACGAAGAGCGACGAAGAAGCCGGAAAGCGCTTCAAGGAAATGCTCATCAGGCTCACGAAGAACGAAGCGCCCGAAGATTCCGAAGAATACCAGATGCTAGAGAACCTGAAGGAATACAGAGAGAAACAGCGTCAGAACGGCATGAAGCGCTGGAACAAGGACCAGCCACAGGAGCCGCCGCCTACTCCGCCACAGCCAGCCAATCCACCGAGGACAGCGCCGCCAATGGCACAGCAGCGGAGACGGACACAGCCTAGGCCTACCAAGGAGCAAGTCTACGACATCTGCGACGCTACGGACATCCCCATAGCCGTTGCGATGGAGTGGTTCGACTACATGGAGTCCAAGGACTGGCAAGGAATAAAGACAACCTGGCAGAGCGCACTGCAAGGTTTCTGGAAAATGAAGCAGCGCATTTGACAACCAAAACAAAGGAGTAATCCATGACACAGAAAAACGAAAACGCCGTGGCCGTTGTCACGGAGCAGAATAAGGTCACTCAGGAGTTGCTGGTGGACTACCTGCGCACAATGCATAAAGGACTGACCGAGCAGCAGACGAAGCAGTTCCTTGCGGTGGCCGGAACTTTCGGCCTGAACCCCTGGAAGCGTGAGGTGTACCCCGTCACCTACAAGAACAAGAACGGCTCCACCGACATGAGCATCGTTACAGGTTACGAAACCTACCTCAAACGTGCCGAGCTGAACCCCAATTACGAAGGCTTCACCATCGAAATCAGAGGCAAGTTCAAGCGTGGACAGGTAACAAGGTACGGAAATACCGTCAACGCCATCATTCCTGACGGAGAGGTGAGCTGCGTTTGTTCGGTGTACAGAAAAGACCGAAAGGTGCCCGTTGTCGATGAAGTCTATTTCGACGAGTACGACAAAGGCAACTCCATGTGGCAGGACAAGCCTCGCACAATGCTCAAGAAGGTGGCAATAGTCAGCGCATTCCGCAAGGCGTTCCCAATGGACTTCGGCGGAATGCCTTACACCAGCGAGGAACTGCCTGAACAGATGAGCGGAAGCGAACAGCTTGAAGCCAGCGGCCACACCGAGGTTCAGTACGAGCAGGATGCGCCCAAACAGAAGCCGAATCTCTCCAACGAGCAGAAGGACGCAAACTGGCTCGCAATGTGCGAGGAACTGAGAGCCGAAAATCCGGAGGTCTTTGACGCTTACCTGACAAGGCACAACGTGCCCGATCTCGTGGAAATCCGCAGCTCCAAGGAACGGCAGCGACTCTACATGGACATAAAGGAAACCATCAACGCCACGAAGGCTACTGAAACGGAGGTTGAATTCTAATGAATACCAAAGAGAACGCAGAAAAGGTTGTCGTGACCTTGGAGGAAACCGACAAGGCCTTGACCATCGTCGGCAAGATTGACAACTGGGAAGACTTCTTCATGGACGAGAAGAATTTTAAGCCTGTCCTGGAAGCTGTCAAGAAACGAGCCAAAGGACTCGTTGCAGACCCCACTACAAAGGAAGGACAGACCGAAATCAAGACGCTCGTAAAGAAACTGAACGGACTTGTCAAGGACATCGACCTTGCCCACGACAATGTGGTCAAGGAACTGAAGGCCAAGCCTAAGCGCATCGACAACGTGCGAAAGTACGTCAAGGACAACATCCTCCTTTACAAGGAAGAACTCCTGAAGCCCATCAAGGAGATTGAGGAGAGACAGGAGCAAATCCTCGCCATTGACAATATGCCTGCAACCGAAGGAATCGGCTGCGACTCCTACTCGCTGAAAGTCCTCCTGGAACGCCTCGACGAATACGAGAAAAAGGACTGGAAGGAAAGCAAGGAACAGGCTCAGGACAGCATCAATGAAGCCCGTAGAGTCCTGAAGGATATGCTTGCCAGAGCCGAAAAGGACGAAGCGGAAAAGCGAGAACTCGAGGAACTGAGGAAACAGAAGGCCGAAATGGAGCAGGCCGCACGAGAGAAGGCCGAGGCAGAACTGAAGAAGGCGCAGGCCGAGGCCGAAAAGGCCAAGGCGGAAGCGGAGCAGGCAAGGCGACAAGCCGAGCAGGCAGAAGCGGAAAAGGCCGAGGCCATCAAGGCGCAAGCCGAGGCCGAGGCCAAGGTTCCGGACTGGAAGAAAAACGAAAAGCCGCAAGAGGAACGCCTTTTTCCTGAAGACGAGCGAGAACGGAAGCGCAGATACAACAGAGAAGCGCTAAAGGCCCTCGTGCCTATTGTCAAGGACGAGGAGACAGCTAAGGCCATTATAACGGCCATTGCCAAAGAAGCCGTTCCACACATCCACATAGACTACACGTAACGCCGATTTACGGCCATTTCTAGGCCGTTTCTAGGCCGTTCCAGGCTTTCGGACTACCTAGGCAGGACCGAGACCAAAAAACGGCTTAAAAGCGGCCTTTTGAACGCCTTTAGATAGCCGGAAACTCCGGCGCCGCTCCGTGGCCTTCTCACCTGTTTAAACTGTTTTTGTTCACAGGTCACGGAGCGGAAACCTTTCAAGCCGATGGCGGCATAGATACTTGTTTGACTCACACACACCGACCGCCGCCGGAGGCTTTTTTTTTCACACCACAACAAAGGAGTAGTAAATGAACGTTAGGGAACTCATTGCAAGCCTTTCGAGGTTTCCTGAGGACTGGAATGTTCTCGCCTGCAACAAGGACGGAAATTTTAGACTCGTGGAAGGTACGGAAAAAGACGACAATTACAACGACATTTTGATTGTTTCGGGGGAAAGAGAATGAAAAAATGCTCTACGACCGACAAACTGACAAACGCATGGCTATGGATTGTGGCCGTCGTAATGTCGCTACTGATTGTGGCGACAGCCGCCGCATGGATTGGAGGGATTTTCCTTTTCTTCTGGAGGATTTTCGCATGAACGAGCAGATTTCTTTCTTGCCGATGCTGGACGATGCCGAACATCCGGACTGGTTACTGAACGGGAAACAGGGAATTCCGAACCGATGCGGAGTTTACACAGAAAACGTTTTGGAATTCCGTGAGGGGTTAATCCCGCACGTCTATGTGGGCATCAAACTTTGCGCCGTCGGAGACATGGTTGTTTACGATTACTCATACAACGTGGGGACTTACGGATGCGGACATCCACTCTGCGAAAGGAGCCACACGTGCCACCGTAGCAACTCGGCAAAGGCCCTTGCGGATTGCATATACAACGTGTTCGTGAACTCGGTATTGCCCTTTGACGGCAACCTGAGAAACTACAAAAAGGAAACGAAAAAACTTGAAAAGCTATGCCGCAAGGCCTGCGACCGCATAGCAGAGGATGTAACATGAAGTGCGATGAACTGAAGGCATACAAGGGTGACGTGACCATACCCGTGTATGGTACAATCGCCGATGCGCAAGTCTACCTCAAGAAAGGTGTGGATGCCGCCATCGCAGAACTCAAAGCAGCATTGAACGAAGCGGAAGAGGCAAGATATGAAGCAGGTGCGGATGCAGCCGATTACTACCAAGAAAACCGCAGATTGAAACGTGCTTTGTGGATTGCTAGGGCGAAGAGGGCAACGGAAAAGGCTGATTCATTTATTGATATTAAAGTGACTTATAACGGAGTCTGCAATATCGACCATAGCGTATATCCACAAAATAACGCAAGGCGAATGCTTACTTGCGACGAATGGCTAGATGTATGGACAAACGTGTGGGAAAAGTGCCTCAAGAAGGCGAAGGAGTACAGATAATGACACAGGAAGAACTTGACAAAATCGTAGAACAGCACCAGCACTGGATCAAAGAGGACTGCGAAGGCTGGGAAGATATGCGCGCCAATCTCGCGGGCGCCAATCTCGCGGACGCCTATCTCGAGGGCGCCAATCTCGCGGACGCCAATCTCAAGCGCGCCAATCTCACGCACGCCTATCTCGCGGACGCCAATCTCACGCG